ATGGATAGCATTAGGAAGAGCATCGATAGCATCAGTGTAATTGAAAGGCTGAGCACCTAACGCGCGGTAGAGTAGAGCACCACACTCGAGCGAGGCGCAGTAGTCAACATTAGCATCAGGCTGTACAACCCAGATTAGCTCCTTAACAGGGTGATTGAAGTTAAGCTTAATCTTATTAGACGATGAACCTACCGATTCATCACCAGTGAATTGAAGTTGTGTGATGAGGTACTCATGAGGATTTTGAGCCATACGTCTGCGCTCATCGGTGTCTAGGAATACGTAGTCTACGTATAGTGAAGCAGCAACAAGTGATTGATTGTAGGCAGTTGTTACTTTGACCGAGCCGCCACTGGTAGAGGCATAGCAGTTAAGGTCACTTACAGCCCATAGGCACTCATCAATAGGCCGGAGATCAAGGTTGATACGGACCTCATGGTACTGAAGAGCAATAAGAGGAAGGGCAAGACCAGGGTTCTGGCAGTACCAGAATTGAAGGGGAACATAGAGAGTTGTTTCAGGAAGAGCATTACGAGGAGCACAGATCTGGCGGGGAGCATTGGATTCACAAGGTCCATCAACATCCGAGAAGGATGGGTCTGTAATGTAGGTAAGCTGTGTGGTATTACCAACCATCGCGTAGTAGCCACGCATTTGAGCCGAAGGCATAGTAAGTTGATTCCAGATATGCATCCAGTCACCATATTGACGATCAATACGCTGTCCACCAATTTCAACCTCTACTTGCGATACAAGTTGCTCACCAGGGAAATCAAGCCATCTAGCATAAACTCCGGCGTTAGGTGATCCCTCTTCGCCACTTACACCAACATTTGGCGATCGAGGAACAGGGTTAGCCATACTTTGGTTAATCTCAGGAAGAGTTACCTGAAGAACAGTAGTATAGGCAAGATCACCGTTTCTCGAAATTGTGCATGTTACACGTCGACCAAAATCGGCTTGGCCATTAAAAGTTTGTTCAATTGATTCTAAAGCAAAGTTAGTATAACGTCTGTAGGTAACCTTCCAAAATGTAATTTGAGGATTACCCGTTAGATATACATCCTGGGCACCATAAGCTACAAGTTGCATAAGACCTCCTCCCATTTTTATAATATTGCTAAAGAAAAAAATTTTATAAGATTATTAAAAAATAGACTTAAAATATAAATATTTTTAATAATGTTGTTTTTTTTTATTTATTTTTACATGATTTTTCCTTTATGTGACTAAATTATTATTTGAATTCATACAGCCTTGCACAAATTCTTTTAAATATTCTTCAGTATAAACTTTTTTTTTATTCTCATGAGGTTTTGAAAATACATATGTTTCATTTTTTTTTTTTACTTCCCACCCATCTTGAAGTGCATTCCAAATAAATAAAGCTTTTGTAATTTCTAAATTTTTATTATTTTTCATTTATTTATAATAAAGAATAATTATTATTAAAATATTCTAAAATTCCTAATTTAAATGAAAAATAATAGTAAAGAATAAAAAGATGCCCACCTTTAAACAAAAAAAACAAAATAAAGTATTAATAAATTCAAATTCTACTATAGATAGTAAGCATAGTTTATTTATAAAAGAGTTTGAAAATGATGAAAATGTAGTAATACCCTCTTTAAAAAATAAAATTTTAAAATTAAAAGAGGAATATAATAATGGTATTTTACTTGAGAGATCTCTAGATATTAAAGATGAAATAAGTAATATTAATAATCAAATTAAAAAATTAAAAAAAAAAAAATCTGATTATTATTTAAAAAATAGTAAACTCATTTTTGATTACTTTGAAGACAAAAAAAATATCTCTATTTCAAATCAAGATAATTCCAAAAAATTAAATAATTATTTTGGTTTAAATTCAAGTTCAAACAATAATGAATTACAAATTCCTACTAAGGACCATACAAATGAATATTTAAAAAATGTTGATGTAAAGTACCTCGATATGAATAAATTTGTTTTTCCTTCATTTATTTGTACCGCTTGCAAACAAGGCGAACTTATTCCTGTAGAACATGAAGGGGTTTTAATTTGCAATAATAATAAATGTGGGAAACAATTTCAGTTTCTCACAGAGAATGAAAAACCATCTTATCGTGAACCTCCACAAGAGGTATGCTTTTATGCATATAAACGTATAAATCATTTTAGAGAAATTTTAGCTCAGTTTCAAGCAAAAGAAAGTACTCAAATTCCACCAGATGTACTTACTAATATCCGTGCTCAAATAAAAAAAGAAAGAATAAATATAAATACCATTGATAATAAAAAAGCTAAAGAAATTCTCAAAAAATTGGGATATAATAAATATTATGAACATATTCCATTTATAAAAGATAAACTTGGAATAAAACCACCTGTAATGACTCCAGATTTAGAGGAGAGATTATGTAGTTTATTTATTGAAATACAAAGGCCTTATTCTAAATTTTGTCCAGATGATCGAGTAAATTTTTTAAATTATTACTATACTGTTTATAAACTATGTGAACTTCTAGGGCAAACCGAATTTTTAGAATATTTCCCTATGTTAAAAGATAGAGATAAAAGAATTGAACAAGATGAAATATGGAGAAAAATTTGTACAGAATTAAATTGGGAATTTATTCCTACTCATTAAAATTAATTTCAATTTTTATAGTAAATTTAATATATTTATATGTAAATTATTTTTATCTTGTACCAAAAGCACCGAGTCATTTTAGTTCATTTCATTTTATATTGTTCGCCATGAAATAAAATAGAAAAATAAATAATTATATATAGAGATGTATTTCTAATATATAGGGATTGAATTAGTGAGGTTTTTTTTACTATTTCGGTTTTATTTTCCCTATTAGTAGGTTATTTTGTATTAAACGAAAAAATTACCAAACAAAAGATACTTGGTGTTATTGTAGTAATAACAGGTATAGCCATAAATATTTATGGTAAAACTACTATAGAAAGTTAAAGTAGTTTCAGATTTTTGATTTTATTTTTTATAATGTAGGTTTTATTATTTAAATTTTTTTTATATATCGTCGAGTAATAATGGTTGATACATTATTATGTTAGAATAATTGTTAATAAAAAATAGATAAATAATAAATAGAAAAATAATAAATAATAATATATAATGTGGTTTCATCCTTCACATATTAAAATTCAAAAACCACTTATACTAATAGAAGATCTTCATGGATATGTATTACCACATGCCAGTACCGCATATAGCGGCAGAGTTTTATCTCATAGTTTACGTTTTATTCCCCAAAAATATTTTTCTAAGATACTAATAGTATTCTATCCTGCTAGTCCTAGTGAAAATATAGAAGGAAAAATGTTTCATGAACAATATGTTGTAGAAGAAACATTAAAATACGTAATTAACAATGTTTGGAAATTAAACTATCCAATCACATTTCAGGGTTTTAATATACGAGATGAAATGAACCCTCCATATTTTAATGCACGGGATACATTACTAGTTATTTCAGCTGATTTTTCTCATCATCTATCAATGCAACATGCTTTATCTTTAGAAAATTGCGCAGCGAATGCAATTATGCATAAACAATTAAAATTCAATAACAACCTTGGGAAATGTATAAAAGTTATGGATCACGTTGAAAGCTTTAAACAAATGTATAGGTTTTTACCACATGGTGTTCTTCAGTGGATAGGTCGTAGTAGAAGTAAAGGGTTAAAAGGTGTTGGTTATTTATCCTTTTTAATACGTAGTTCTCCTCAACCTAGTTATAACCCACCGGATGGAATGTTTGTTACAGCTTATGACGAAATCATGCAACAAAGAGAATGTTTAGGGCAATGGTATAATTCATATTATAAGTGGAGTAAACGATTAGAGAAAGATTTTGTGAAAAGTGTAATAGATAAAGCTAAAACAACATCAAGATTAACGGGAGGAGTAAATATAAATATTCCTGTTAAGTTTTATACGATTACATATTTATATAAAACAGAGAGAACAAAATTTATTCGTGGTTATCATGGAATTAAATGGAGTGCTTTTTATTTACCAACAGTTTTTTTAGAACATACCTATGAAAACGGGACATGGATTAAACCAACTGATAAGCATTGGATACAAAAAAAAGGTTTTTCATTGGGTGATACCTTAAAAAAATTACAACAAAAAGCAGGCAAATATACACGGCGTAAAAAGAATAGTTATACATTATATACCTCAAGAGTATCGCATCATAAATTAAAGTAGTTTTCATTTTTTCATTTCATTTGGTACATTATATTTTTTTTATCTCAAACTCATATTCTTTTACACCTTTGAACATTTAAAACGCCGATTAAAATTTATTATAAAACTCATTTAAATCTATAATTAAATTAATATAACTAAATGAAGTATTGTCCAACTTGTAAAATAAAAAAAGAATATACTGAATTTAATAAAAACAAAGCTAGATATGATAGTTTAGATGTTTATTGTATAGTTTGTAGGAAAGAAAAACAAAAATATTAACAAGAACAAAAAATACAAAAAAGATTAAAATACCAGTTTATATATGGTGAAATGTGGAAAGATACTATTGAATTTGATGGTTATGAATGTTCAAGTGAAGAAAGAATAAGAAATAAAACTACAATAAAATTATTAAAACCTAGTGAATGTTGGATGGAAAATGAATTGTTGAACGATATGTAGTAGCCAGTTTTCGTGCTGTTATCTTTTTATTATTATAGTATGTAATTTCAATATCTGGGTCTGCTCCGGCCTCCAACAGGCTTCTTATCTTTTCATGTACATCTCTAGATGATTGATTCATGATCATAACAAGTGGTGTAATTTCACATAATTCTTCATTTGTTTCCGTATTTATCACTTTTCCAATTGCATTAGGTTTCTTAATATATTTTAACTCTTCTGGGCTACCATTTGTAATAACATTTACATCATCAATTAAAATTTTCCTGTTTCTGTCCATGTTTTGGTTCATCTTTTTGTTCCTATGTACAGAAAATATTTATAATTCAATTTTTTTCAGGATAAGTATACAACAAAAAATAATTGAACTATGGAATGTTGTAGTGGATATGCTGTTTCTAAAATA